TCATCTTGCTGATCTTGCAACGCTTGCGCATCTGCCTTTGCCTTTACAAGGTCAAAAGCCTTATTAAAATCAAATCCATTCTTTCGCATCAAAGTCGTAATTTCATTTATTTGATCTGCAAATTCTTGCCCTTTTTGCAATCTAATAGTTGCCAACTGGTTTTCTGTGTGATAAGTCGCAAGCAACTCTTTCCTCTGATTATTCTCTGCTATAGCTTGTCCAATCAAATTAGCGTTAAAAGCGTCAGCTTCTTTTTTGCGCTTTTTCGCGTCTGAATCATTTTCTTTTTTGCCTTCTAAAACGCTAGGAATAAATTGCGTGCCAGGCGCAGTTACTGTTTCTGGCAAATCAAGATCGCTGATATTTTCCAGGCCTGCAAATTTTTGTTCTATATTTTTGAATAAATCATCAATTAATTTTGATGTTGCCGCAATGGCACCTACACCAAGCCCAACACCAAGTACAGCACCAATTTTACCGCCTTTGCCTATAGACGCACTAGCTGCTTGCACAGCGAGAATCCCTTGCTGAATTACAAGCCTTGCTTTTTCTGCATTAAGCAGCAATCGAGTAACTTTAAGGACTGCGCCTAAATTTGTAATCAAAGTCGTAAAAATTTTACCAGCGGCAACACCAGCTAATGCGCCACCAAATACAACGGCAGCCTTTGTCATCAAACTAAATGCGTTTAAAATTGTTGGCAAATTAGTAATAACGCTGTTTAAAAAATCTATAAACGCTTGCGCAATTGCAGTCAAAGCAGGCAAAACGTTATCAAGAATAATTAGTCCAATTTCTGAAAATTTAGTTCCAATTGTCGTAAGTTGGTCATTAAAAAGTTCAGCGTTTTTTGTAAAATTTTCACTTACATTGACATTAAACGCGTCTAACGATTCTGAACCTCCATTCAACATTGTGATTAATTTTGCACCAGACCGGCCAAAAATATCCATAGCAACTGCAGCTTTTGCCGGGCCGTTTGGCAACTCTTTAAACTTGTCAGCAATTTCTCCAAGTAATTTGTCGGAAGGCTTAAGGCTTCCGTCTGCTTTTTTTACGTCAATACCAAGTTTCTTGTATGCTTCTGAATAGGTTTTTACGCCTTCTGCCGCCTCGACTTGCGTTTGAGCCAACTTGCGCAAGCCGGTTTCAATTTCGGACTGACTTACATCGGCTAACTTTCCTGCATTGACATACGCCATTAAGGTGTTTGCCGCAATACCTGTACGCGTGCTGAGTTTTCCAAAAGAGTCAGCAGAATCAATTGCGTTTTTTGCTAAGGCTGTTAATCCTGCCACTGCACCAACAGCCAACAAGCCTTTAAATGCAACGCCTATACCTCTAACAGAATTTGCAAGATTTTTGGCTTTGCCTTGGACCCCTTGCATGGAGTTGCCAAGCTTTTTGATATTGTTTTCGCCTGTGACCTTTGCGCCGATTAGAAGGCCAAATTTTGCAGTCATATTATTTGGCCCCCTTGTTCAGGATCTTGACTGCCATTGCTTCCATGACTTGCAGACTTTCAAGCACAGCTGGCTGATCCTTGACTTCATACAGTCTAAACAGCCATTGAACTGCTGCATAGTCCAAGCCACACACGCCAGCCATCGTTGTACGCCATTGGGTTTGACAACGCAGAAACATTTCAACAGCCGGCCAATTTTCAGGCCAAACCTCAAAGTGATCAGGCGCTTCAGGCTCTGGCATGACAATGCCAAATGCTTTTGCGTCAGCCATTAAATCTGTATTGTCACCGGGACCGTTGAAAAGATATTCAACGGCCTCTTCTAGTTTTTTCGCTTAGCCCCTTGCTTGCTTTCAAGGTAAGCCCCAGCAATGGTGCTGGCCAACATAGGCACATCTAACAACTCATCACGCTTAGTGATGCTGTAAGGCAATTCGTCGCCATCTTCGTTTTGGATGCCAGCCCAGCCAACAATGACCTCTTTGGCAATGTCAACATCTGACAAAGTGCCCTCACTGCTTAGCTCTGCAATTTCTAAAAGGCGGCTTTGCGTGAGGTCTTTAAATTCAACATCAAACGTGACCCGTTCATGCTTGCCGCCATCAACTGGGACATCTACAGAAACAGGCCACTTGTAAGTGTTTGATTTTTTAAGGACGAATGCCATAGAAAAAATAATTCGTCCTTAATTTAGCGCAAGGTCAAGTGCATACAATGCTGTATTCATTATTGCCAGCTGTTGTAGGCGTAGCGTTGTAAGGCAAGTTCAACATTTGAATTCCGTCTGAATCAGAATAGCTTGGGGAACCTAGGTCAGTTTGAGGCGCACTAAAGGTCACAATGTTGCCAGCAGATTGCCCGTGCTGAAAGGTATTTGAACCTGTGCTTGTGCCAGTCGCATCAGTGAAGAAATTATGCGTTGCAAGCAATTCAGCCTCAAGCACAATGCTGCCGTTAGGCCTGCGGTCAGTAATCAATACCTCCTTTGTGCCTCCTACCAGCTCACGATAAACAGTTGTGTTTGACTGATCAAAACTAAATGATTGCAACGCGCCTGCGTAGCTAAAGAGCGTAAAGCTAGTCGTGTTGCCGTTTTTAAAGATAACAGGCGTTGATTGATTGCTGTAAGTCGTTGATGGAATTGCAGTATCAGTAGGAGCATTAAAAAGACCTGTCATTGAAAAATTTAAAACAGGTATTTGACCAACTTCCGCAGAAATTGCAAAAGAACCGCGACAACCTGTCAATTTATGGCGAACACCATCAACGTAATACTCAAGAGTGCAACTTTCAAAACTGCTGCTAATTGGCGCGTATGTGACGCTAGTTGACGTAACAGTTGTAACACTGTTGCCGCAAGAGCGAATAATGGCATCCCATTTAGGCGCAGTGCCAGCAGCTCCAGAACCCGCTAGTTCAACCTCAAACGAAATTTCAACTCGTTGGTTAGCAAGCAAAATGTCATAGTTGCCCATGTAACCACGAATCAATTCACGCTCAACAGCATCGGCCTGGAGCGGTGTAATTTCCATGTTGCGGACTAAAACCGCATCAGTGCCAGCACAGGTTGGGTCTGACCCGTAGCTGCTTTCAATCTTTGCCAGCAGTACGCGTTGGCTTGTCCTCAGAGTCATCGGTTACAACCTCAGAATTGAAGTGAGTAGGTTGAGCCGGCTGAGTCCGCTGCAAAAGCTTTCGCTGGCCGGTTTTGGGATCAAGGAGATACGAACCGCCTTGACCTACGTTTTCGTTTTCCATAGTAGCTAGGGACCTTGCGTTAGATCAGCTAATTGCGTCCTGTATCGGACGACGTAATCAACTCCAATCACACCAGCGGGCTGGTCAGCGTCAATCATTTCAAAAGTAGTTGCCCCAGGCTGGACATCAATGGCATAACCGCCAAGAGTTAAGTCGGCCATAATTCTGGCGTGCAAACTTTCAACTATCGGATCTGCGACTTGATCAGGCTTGTCACCTCGAACGATAACTGACACACGCACGTTTAATGACCAATCCAAAGTCGGCAAGCTGGTGTTTTGCTCAGGCGTATCGCTTATCGCTTCAACAACTAACGCAGGACTTTCGCCACGCTGCAAAGGCACTACCCGACTTCGATAAATGCGCGTGCCTACGTTTGTCGTCCCTGCAAGGCTGCTAACTATGTCGGCAAGAATGTTTTCGCGAAGCGTGGTCATGTTTTTTGCAGCGCAATTTCACAAAGCAAACCGTCGTCAATCAAACGTGTTTCGCGCACTGTGTATGCCACAGAATCAACCGTAATGCTAGTGCCTGCCTCAAGAGTCCCAAAATCAGAGGTTTTAGCGGTGATTTGATAATCAGTGCTTAAGACCATGTCACCGGCTAAAACCTGGCTTGGCTGATCAAGAATGACTTTTGCAGTCGTCGCGCCTGACGTAGCAGACACAGCAAAAGGATCATCTAAGAAAACGCCTAGATCATCAACCAGGAAGTTTGCAAGCGCCATCGTCTTTTGCTTTGCTTGTACGTTTTGCCTTTGCTTTGGGCTTGGCAGTTGCCTCGCCTTCAACAGCTTTGCCCATACGGATTAGCAGTGCGCCGTCCGCGTCGGATACGTCATAAGACTGACCAGCTTCAAGAGCTTGGCCACTGGCCATGACATTTCTGGTGCAGGTGATTTGCATAAGAAAAAAAGGGGCCGTTGCCGGCCCCATCCTCGTTATCAAGCGGTGGTGATGTCCTCGATGGAGGCGAAAGCACTGGCCTGTCTTACAGCAACGTCGAATGAGACGATACCGCGAACAGAAGTCAGAGCCTTGCTGAAATCATCGGAATCAGTGCCCACAGTGATTTCAAGGCCGTTGCCGTAGAAGCCCAGCATTGCTTGGCTGAAATCACCAGCAACCAAAGCAGAACAGACGCTAGAGCTAGAACCTTTTGTGAGGTTGGAAGGCACAGCGTTGGTGACCGCAATCGGGTAGCCGTTAAGGGTCAGAGGCGTAGGGCCACGGCCAACAGCCTGCAAATCGCTGTTGTAAAGGAAAGCACCATCAGTAGCGGAAGAACCGCCAGCGCGGAGTTTCTTCAGGGCGCCCATTACCTTGGCGTTGGTGATGTAGGCCATGTTGGGGCCTGCTGCGTTGTCCTGCGTGACCTCGGTCTCAAGATCAACAACCTTTTCAAGGGTGATTGCTGCGCCGTTAGTGCCCATAGCAACCGAGCCAATGCCCGAGGTGTTACGGATACCGGTGGGCTGACCGGAGGAACCGGAGCCGTTCAGAACTGCAGCGTCGATGGCGGCATTGATGCCATCAGTCAGATCACGGCGAATCAACTCTTCAATGCCAGGAGTGGCTTGGAGCAGAGTCTGACGGCTGTACTTAGACAAGGCTGCCAGGTTCTTAGGACTCATCGTCACCTGATCAAAGGTTGACTCAGCCTGCGTGATTGCAGTGGTCTCGGATGACAGGTAAGCGGTAGAAGCAACACCGGAGCGGCGGGGGATTGCAACATCACCAACCAAGCCGGTCAGTGTGCGGACGCCCAAGCCAACAACCGGGGAAGCATTCCGCAGGGCTTCAATGAAGTCATCAGCAAGCAGATCGGTAGCAACAATGTTGCCGCCAGTGGTGGCGCTTGAAGTTACATAAGTGGCGCGTTGGCTCAATGCAGAGAAAGGAACAAAGAAGGTCCGTTCGCTGGTAGCGGTTAGGCCAGAGGTGCGTGCAACTTCCTGGCTAAGTTCACGAACAAGGCCAGCACCGTGCGAGGACCAGTCGCCAGTAATCAGGGCGCGAACGCCGTCCATGATCTGGTAGCGGGACTGAGTGCCCTGATCCAGATCTACTGGTGTAACAGTTTCAACCGGCTTAGCGCCAATCTTTTCGAGAACAGCTTCACGCGCTGCATCAAGCGATGCGCCGTTTTCAATCAGCTGGTCAGCAATGCTTCCCAATTCGTGCTTGCTGCACAATTCTTGAATGTTGCGAATGCGGTTGCGCTCAGCTGAGGCAGCTTTTTTTGAAGCCTCATCGCGCACCACATTCAGATCGGGTGCTGTGGACATTGGATCGTCAGAATCAGGTGGACTTTGTGGTGCGACGCGAGCCGCAGAATCCGCCGCAATG